CGATGCCGTAGTTGCTGCTGGCCTGGCGTTCCTTGTTCTGGAACAGTTCGCCGCAGCGCTCCACGGACAGGTTCCCGGCCATACAGTGGATGGAGATGGTGTCGATGGCGTGCTTGCGCTTGCCGGAATGGTTGGGGGACAGCTTGGTGTAGCTGACCAGCGGGCTGTTACTCATTGCCCGCACCTTCTTTCAGAACGCCGTGGTTGAGTTCGTAGACGGCGGCCTCAATGAGCGCGTCGATGCGGTCCTCGTCCAGAGTGATGCCATGCTCCGCCAGCCAGTTGAGGACGTAGGCTTTCTTCTCCTCACCGCGCCCGCTGCCACGGTAGATTTGCTCCGCCGCCGTCACAGCGATTTTCACCCAGGCATTGATCTCCGCCTGCTGCTGGGCCGTGGTCCGGCTCTTGATATAGGGGATGACCACGGCGGTGATGACGGCAGCCACAAGGGCAGCCGCCGCTTCAATAATAGTCGTAATGTCCATGATGTGCTCCTTCCTTTACTCCACGATTTCCCAGTCGTCGGCCAGCATATCCGCCTGGCTTGCAAGCCATCCCATTTGCACGCCGGAAGTGCCGCAGAATGCGATAGCCTTGTTCCCAATGGCCGCGTGCTCGGCATTGACGATTGTGCCAGCCGGGGACGTGTAACTAATGGCAGAGGCCAGCTCAATGTGCTGGTTCTTTCCGTTCCAGCCCGCCCGTCTGCACTTCTTCCCCTTCTTCATGGCCTCGATAGCCAGACCGAAGCTCATACTGTCGATGGGGCGGTACGCTTCCTCAAACACGGCCTTGGGGCTAAAGCTCTCGTAGCCGTCCGGGTAGCAGACCTTATAGCCCTCCTCATCGGGGACCATGCCCATGGCGATGGGCTGGTCCTTCTCATAGACTTTGCAGCCCTTGCGAATGGCGGGGACCGCCTCAATGATTTTCGTGCCGATATAGGTTTTCATTTCGATTTCCTCCTTTAGCAATCTCGTTTGATTTTCTTCTCCGGTGCGTTGCTCTTGCCGAACACCACCCCGTCGTTGTGCTCGAAGATGTTCTCCACCACCTTGAGGACGTTCACGCCCAGAATGGTCTCGATGGCCTGCTCGGACAGGTCCACCACCGGGAACACTTGGCCCAGGTGCACCGTGGCGTACAGGGCGATGAGGTAGGACATCGTGACCCACCCCAGCGCGGCGATCTGCGTTGTCACGAACAGCCGCCGCGTGGTCGTCTTAATGTTCTTCATCTCGTACCGCCTCCAGATGGTCAATGCGGTGGTGTGCGGACTTGGCGCTGGCCTCCACGGCAGCCAGACGGCCCTCCACCTCTGTGTTGGTCTTGCGCTGCTCTCGCTGTTCCGTCTTGATCTCGTCCGTGTTGGACTTGATGTACCCCAGCTCTGTCAAAACGGTGCCGAGCTGTTGGCCGTTGCTCCTGTCGTCTTTCCCCTTGTTGCGGGAGAAGGTGGCATAACTGATGACAGCACCCAGCACCGTGCATACCAGTCCCACAATGATGTTCCACTCCATTGGTATCACCTGCCTTTCCCATTGAGCATATCAAAGCCCCGCATCCTTTTCGCCCCGAAGCAGATAAAAATTTGAAAGAGAGGGATTGCCCTATGAGCCTAAAGGGAACAGAAATGACAAATGAAGAATACTTGAAAATTCGCGCTTCACTCCTTGAGAAAGAAATCGCAGAGCAGGGGAAGCAGCAGCGGAAATATGTCTTGCAGCGCAATATTGCCCTGGTCCTCTGCGCCGTTTTCTTTGCCATAGCGCTGCTCTTTGCTACGCGGCCCGCCTCGGCAGCTCCGGCGGCAAAGGCGGCGGTGGTGAGCGCCCAGCGGGCGGAGGAAGTGGTAGCAAGTGCTAACAGCGATAAGTACCACCGGCTCACCTGCGATTATGCGGACAACATCCTGGAGGAAAACAAGGTCTACTATAAAACGCCCGCAGACGCGGAGCGGGACGACAAATACGCCTGCTCCGTATGCAGGCCGTGAGGAGGAATAGATGTGAAAAAATGTATACTATACATGAAAGTCGTGTTGTTTTTTGTCGTAGCTGCCCTGGTCTGCCTTTGTATTTCCTGGGTTGGAGATGTTTTCCGGGCGGCATCATATCTTCCTTGGTATAAACTGGTTGGTACTGCTGCGTTGTTGTTTGCGGTCGTCGCAATAGCGATATTGAGCATTCATGCTGATAGAAATGATGCAGAGCGGAAAAAGCGGAGGATGGTAATAGAAACAGAATTTGAATGGGGCGGAGAACTGGACAAATATTTCCGTTCACGCGGGATAGACACGGACGCAGACAAGGCCGATTTTGTAGAGCGTGCGGCTACGGCGGCAGCGTTTGAAGAAAACAAGAAGGGCTGGGATTAACTCCCGGCCCTTCTTTCTTTACCATTCGCTGGTGTAGACGGTCCCCCAGAGGAAAGCCTGCTGCTCGTCGGTCAGGCCGGAGAAGTCCTCCAGCCATTCCCGCACATGGTCGCTCTTGGCCTCGCCCTTCACGGTCTTGCCGTCTGCGTCCTTGGTCCCTTCCATCTCGTTGTAGGCGGTGTGGAACAGGACGTACTCCCAGGGTTCGATGCCCTGGGCCTCTGCGTCGTCGGCCTGGGCCATCCACTTGGTGCTGACCTCGTACTGCCCGTCGGAATGGTCCGCCAGGGCGCTCTTGTCGGCCAGATCATAGGCCGCCTTTAGCACCTTGTCGCGGGTCTCGTCGTCCATTCCCCGGAAGATGGGGCTGCTCGCCAGGTCGTCGGCCATGCTGCGGTAGTCGTTGGCCCGCTGGTCGGAGTATGCCCGGTAGGCGCTGCTCCCCAGGTCGTCCGCGCCGAAGGTCTCCTCCTTCTCCTTGACCGGGGCGTATTTGTCCCTGCTGCCGATAAGGTCCCGCGCCCTCTGGGGCAGGGTGTAGTCCGGGTCCTTCTCAACGGCCTTGTTGTAGCGGCTCCGCATGGCGCTGTCGATGCTTGCGCCGTCCACGCCCATGCTGTTCATCAGGTCGTCCCTGATGTGCTGGTAGGTGTCCATGTCGCCCTGCTCCAGCGCCCGGTACAGAATGGCGTAATAGCGGTTCTTGTTGCCGGTATTGGAGATGTTGTAGATAGCCTTTTCCATCTCGTACTGGAGCGGGATGTTGCCGGTCTCCACCGCCGCCGTCCGTACTGCCGCCCAGGTGTCCCGCATCAAATTTGATGCGGGGACGCCGAACAGTTTTGCCACGGATGCAGCCAGGCTCTTAATGGCATAGACCGTCGTTTTCTTTCCGCCGTTTGCGCTGCTGATGAACAGCTTGGAGGCGTCAACGATGTCCGAAATAACCTCCATGTCCGTGCGGGCCACACTGTACCCCTGTGCCAGGGACACCACATCCTTGACAAAGGGGATTTGCCCCAATGGATTGTTGTTGCTGCCCACATTGCCGCTCAACAGGATGTTGGTCAAATAGTCCCGGAAGGTCTCCTCGTCTCCGGTCACCCCGGTAAACGCCGTCCGGAAGCGCTCCCAGTATTTCTTGTCCTCGTCATCGTCGCGCATGGCGTCGATAAGGCTCTGGGCCAGAGCGTTGACCACGTTCGTCACCACCAGGGCCGTGGCCGCCCGGCCCATCGTCTTGATGGCCTTGCCGCGCTTCTGGCTGTTCTGCTCGTAGCGCACCTGGTCATAGGTCCGCATCAGCAGGTTGAGGCTCATGATAGGCTCGCCCATGAAACTGGTCGCCTGCTTCACCACCGCGTTGCTGGAGCGCATGATGTTGGACCGCTGGAGAACGCCGTCTACCACCTGGGTCTGGTCGATGACTTCCGCGAACAGCTTTGCCGTCTGCCGGTAGAATGCCTCGCTGCCCTTGGTGAGGCCCTGGTGTTCCCGCGCCGTGGCCCACTCGCAGGCGTTCCACAGCTTACCCCAGGTCACGGCGTCCGCCGCGCCCGCAGGGGCGGAAAGGGCGTCGTTCAGCTTCCGCACGTTCGTCCGGTTGTCGAACAGCGTCTCGGTCATCTTGTAGGGGCTGGAGATGTCGAAGCCGCCCGCATCCTTCCGCATGGCGATGGGGGAGTATTGCAGAGCTTTCTTCCATCCGCTGCCCCGCGTAACGCCTCTTGCAAGCCCCCGCGCCATGTCCTGGGGGTCCAATACCGCCGCCGCCCGGAAGAACGCCGTGGGCTGCTGGATGACCACGCGGATGTTCGCGCCCACGGCTGCGCCCTTGAAGCCGCCGATGGTCTTTCCGGCGATGTCCCACATGGGGCTGTCGCCGGGGGCGTTGATGCCGTTCTGGATGTCCTCCATCAGTCGGTTCCAGTATTCCTGGCTGCCGGGGCCGCCCACGCGGTCCAGCAGGCCCTTGATGGTCTTGCCGGTTGGGTTGCCCTCCTCGTCCCGGAACTGGTAGTTGAACAGGCGGTTGATGTCCTCCATCGTGCAGAGCCAGGAGGCATAGTCCGTCATGTCGGAGGCGTGGTTGGCAAAGGTGGTGAAGATACCCGCCAGGTCCAGGGCGTTGCTCGCGTGGGGCATCGTGGTCTTTGCCATGCCGATGTTCTTAATGGAGCGGGTGTTGTTTCCGCCCTTTTCGATGTTGCTGTGCAGGCCCTCCTTGGCCGATTTGATGGGCCAGTAGTCGCTCTCGGTGAACTTCTTGTAACCATAGGCTTCCATGCTGGCCTTGTTGCCGTAGTCGGCCAGCACGCCACGGGTCAGTCCTTGCAGGCCGTCCGCGATCTTCACCTGCTCCGGTGTCAGCGTCCCGGTGATGTTCGCCAGGTCGCCCTCCGTCAGGCGGATGCTGTCCGTGCCGCGCCGGATTTGCGAGGTTTTGATCTCTGGCTGCACCACGCCGCCCTTGAGCAGATGGTCGTGGGCCTGCTTGCGCTTCACCAGCTCGTACAGCTCCATCACCTGGGCCGTGGAAAGGGTCAGTTTCTCGCCTCGCTCCGTGGTGAAGGTATGCGTGGTCGCCTCCAGCTTCTTCACCGTCTTGGGGTCCACAATCTTGCGGACCTCCTCGGCCACATGGTCCACCATGAGCTGCTGCTGGTCCTGCGCGTCCCGCAGCATCCGGTAGACCGCCTTGCCCGCCTCTCCGTAATGGGAGAAGAAGGTGTACGGGGTCTCCAGGTCAATGAGGGCGTGGTTGCGGGTCAGGCTGTTCTTGGCCCGGCGGCTGCTGGTCCCGATGGAGAGAGCCTGCGCCCAGTCCGCCGTCCTGGCGTACTTGGCCTTGGACAGGACTTTCCCCGCCGTGTTCACGCTGTGCTCCACGGCCTTGACCACCTGCCACACGGTTTGGAGCTGCGCCACGCTCATGTCGGCCAGCTTGGTGTCCTTCATGGCGATGACCGCATCAAAGCCGCCCTTGATGCCGTCGGCGTCGCTGCCCAGTAGGGAGGGGTCAATGACCATATCCCCGCCCTCGGCCACGATTTTGGCGTACTGCTCCTTGAGGGCGCGGAACGCCTCGGTCCGCTTGGTGGGGGTGCCGTTGCCGTCCTTCACCCGCTTGCCGTTCTCGTCGAGGGTGTACTGACTCTCCTGGTTGATGCTCTCCAGCATAGCGGCCACGCTTCCGCGCATGGCCTCCGGGATGTGGTGCTGGTCGCTGGGGCGGAGGAGCTTCTGGGACAGAGCGCTTGCATGGCGGGTGATTTTGGCCCGCAGCTCACGGGCCGCCCGGCGTTCCCGGCCCGCTGCGTCCTTGGCCGCATAGCGGTCTTTCAGGGCATCCATCTGCCGCTCGCGGGTCTCCCGCTCCTTGGCGATGGCGTTCTGTACCCGCTGCCGGTTTTGCTCCCGCAGTTCCGCCAGGCGGGTAGTGTACTGCTCCCGCACCTTCTGGACCTGCTCCCGGCCCTTGGCCTTGGCGTTCTCCAGCTTCAATGCCTGCCGGTCCGCAAAGGTCTTTCGCGTCTGGGGCAGGTCGAAGAAGGTCTCCATGATCTCGTTCGCCGCGCCGGTCACGGCCTGGTCCATGTAGCGGGAGAAGGGGTTGTACTCGTTGATCTCGCTGATGCCGTCCAGCACTTCCACGATATGGAGGAGCTGGTCCGTTGGGTGGGTCTGCTCCTGCTCGCTGAAAAACTCCGGCCAGCGGGAGGAAAGCTCCTGGTACACCTGGCCGATGTTGGTGTGGCCCTCGCTGCCCAGGTTCAGCCGTCCGAACTGCCGCTTGCGGAAGTCGCCATAGTCCGCGATGTCCCCGTGGTACTCCTTGCCGTAGATGATTTTGGTCGTCCGCAGGTAGTCCCGCAGGTCGCTGTACGCATCGTACATATCGCTGTCCACGGCCACCGCGTTGCTCACCAGGGTTTGCGCGATGTCCTCCGCCCGGCGGCGGGCCTCGGTGTAGGTCAGCTCGTCCTTGCCGTCGTAGCCGCTGGCGATGTAGTCATAGAGGCTCTGGAGGTCTCCCTGGATGTCCTTCACCGCGATGTCGGCCCCGTAGTTCTGGATAAGCTGTTTCGCGGCGGCGGTCACGGCCTTTTTGTCCGTGGTCACGCGCTGGGTCCGCCGGGTCTGGCCCTTCCAGTAGTCCCGGCTCTCCTGGAGCTTCCCGTTTCGGCGCTGGATGGCGATATAGTCCTTCATCTGCTCCCGCAGCAGCCGGTTTTCCTCCTGCAAGGCGGCGTTCTCCTGGAGAATGTCCCTTCCCTTGAGGGACAGCCTGTCTCCGTCGCGGGTCACGATGGCGCTGACAGCGCCGAATTTCCGGGTCGGTTCCACGGTAAAGCCGTCGCCCAGGGCGTCCTTGAGGTAGGAGACCAGTTCCTTGGACGTGAAGCCCTTTTGATAGCTGCCGGTATTGGAGATGAAATACTCCATCAGATCGTCGTTGATGGCAACCTTGCTCCCGGCGTTCTTCACATCCGTGCCGCGCACGTTGATAAACGCCCGCCCGCCGGGGTTCAGCATTTCACCGATTTTCACCACCATAGCGTCGCGGAGGTCCTGGGGCATGACGTTAAGGACCGCGTTGCTGATGATGACATCGTAGGTCTTGTCCAGGGCGGAGTAATCGGTGTAGTTCGGCTGGTACTTGGCATCCGGGAACGGCTCGATGTCGTCCACGTCAAAGCCGTACTCCTCGCGCCCGGCTCTGGTCCCGTAGCCCAGGCCGGAGCTTGCATCCAGGATGGTCCCGTCGAAATTCTCCGCCTGGAGGGCATCGTAAATTTTGCGGTAGCTCTTGACCGTGCCGGAAATCTGTGTCGGGTTGCGGGTGTCCGCCTCGTCGGCGTCCAGGGCAAACAGGGTCGGATGGGCGGCCTTAACCTCGTCGAAGGTTGCCCCCGGCTTCCAGTCGTCGCTTGTCGGCTTCACAGGGGGAACGGTCTTGAGGGAGAAGCGTGCGCCCTCCACGCTGTTGATCTTGGCAAGGCGGTCCGCGTCGTCTCCGGTCTTGTATTCCAGCATCCGCACACCGGCCTGCTCCAGACCGTCCCGCAGTTTCTTGCTGCTGTCATCGGGGATGACGGCGGCCAGCACTTCGTCGAAGCCGACGGCCCGCTGGGGCTTGGCCTCAAAGTAGCCGGTGGGCATTTCCGCCGCCGCCTGGTAGACGGCCTGGATGTCCTGGGCCGTCTGGCTGCTGATTTTGTACCCCTCCTTGGAGAAGGCCCGCATGATAGCGTCCACCGTCCTCTTGCCCTTGGACGTTTCCATCAGGATGCTGCCGATGATGTCGCTCTCGACGAAGGAATTGTCGGAATGAGCCTTGTTTCCCTGCTTGATCTTCGTGATGATGCTGCCGATCTGGTCATCAATGGCCTGGAGCTTTGCTTCATACTCGGCCCCCTCGTCCATGCCCAGCCGCCCGCTGTCCGCCTTGATCTCCTGGATGCTGCGGTATTCCGGCGTCGCCACGGATTGCAGGGTCTTGGCGCTTGCGCCCCAGGTGTTGCCGCCGCGCTCCTCCTGGCCCTCCTTCATCGCCTTGACGATGTTCTCCAGGGTGTAGGCATAGTGGAGCTGCGAGAAGCTGCGGAGATTGCCGGAGGGGGTGTAGGGGTCCTTGCCATTGTAGATGCCCGCCTCGCCCAGCAGGCCGTCCAGCTTCCCGGCAATCCACTCCTCAACGGCGTGGTCATCCACGGCGCTGCGCAGCGCGTCAGAGGTAGCCATCCGGTCAATTTCGCCCTTGGTCGCGCCGCCGTCCTGGTACATATCCCATGCGTGGTGAACGATGTCCTCCAGGGTGAAGATGGAAACGCCGTCCATGGAATTGTCGATGCGGGTCTGCCGTCTTTCGTTGATCTCCGCGTCGGTCCAATGCCTCTTGACGGCCATTCTGCGGAGCATGGGTTCGCCCTGTTCCCGGTAGTAGTCCCGGAGAATGTCGCGGATGACCTCGGCATTATCGCCCAGGGCGTCCTTCACGCTCTCGCCGGTCTCCAGGCTGGCCTCGATTTCAGCCAGCGTGTTCACGCCCAGGCGGTCAACCACCTTTTGCAGGGTGTCGTTGCCGAACTTGTCCCACACCTTGTCCATCTTTACCGGCTCCAGGCTCTTGCCCTGGTCTGCCAGATAGGCCGCCCGCACCGTGTCTGTGGAGGCCAGCTTCTCCGCCAGCTCTGCCGTGCTCCTGGTGCTGGTGTCGTCGATGCCCACAGAGCGCAGGGCGGCGCTGTTCCCGAAGATGCCACCGGCCACGGAGACATCCCCGGCAAGCCGGTGTAGCTCGTGCTCCACCTGGGATGCCTTTTTGCTGTTCACGGGGTAATCTACTCGCGGAGCTGTCGGTGTCCAGGCGTCGCCGCCGTACACCTTGTTGGCGCGGAATAGCTGCGGGTCGATGGTGTCCTTGCTGAATACAAGGGAGATGGGGCCGTACTTGGTGTGCCCGTCCCTGGCTTTTACAATGGCGATGGAGGGCATGGGCAGGCCGCCCAGCTTGATGGCAGCCAGGATGCTGTTCTCGTCCTTGTTGTGCAGGGCCAGCAGCTTGTCCGTCTCCTCCACCGGGGTCTTGAGAGAAAATTTGGTCTTGACTTCCGCCCCGTTCTGGGTTACACTCTCACCCGTAGAGCGAATGCCATCTCCCACCGAGGCCATGTAGCCGTAGGTCTGGAGAAACGCATTTGCTCTTTTTTCATCGTACAGGACAAACTCGTTCCCGCTGTCGATCTGGTTCTTAATCCATTCCGCCGGGTGCTCCAGGCCGTACAGGCTGTTGATGACATTGACAGGCTTGCGGTCCATATCGGTCCCGCGCTCCAGCGCTGCCAGCAGCGTGTAGCCGTCGCCGTCGATGTCGTTCAGAACGATACCGGCCCGGTCTCCGCTCCCAAAGGAGAACAGAGGGGAAGCCAGGTTGCCCATAAGGTTTTTCAGAACGCGGCGGGGGATGTTGTGCTTCTTCTGGGTGGATTTGCGGAAGTCTCCGATGGTCATAGCCAGGGGCAGCGCATCAAAGCCGGACTTCTCCAGCACCGCAGGGGTCACTCCAAAGTAGAACGCATCGCTGGAGGCCATCTTCCCGTCGTAAAACATCTTGAGCTGCTGGGCCAGCGTCATTTGAGAGGTCCGTTTGATAGAGAATTTTGTGCCGCCGTCCGTCTGGGCGACGTTTTTGTTTGCCGTCTGCTCGCTGGTCGCTTTCAGCGCCTCCTCCCAGAGGCGGGCCGCTTCCTCCAGGGTGTCGATGCTCACGCCGTAGGCGTTGGCGGCGGCCTGGTTCTGCGCGGTCTTGTTGCCCTTGAACAGAGACTTGACCTTGCGGATGAAGTCCCGCACGGCGTCCAGCAGCCTCCGGGCCACGCTGCGGTTTTCCTTTGCCAGGGTCTCAAACCTGGCCGGGTCAACCGTCAGCGCCTCGGTGAAGTCGGCGGCGATCTCGTCCATGGCCTGCTCCGTGGAGAGGTTCACGCCTGCCTCGGCGTAGCGGCTCTTGTACTGCTCCACGATGGAGGCGGTAGAGCCGTCCCACTCGGTCAGCGCGGACATGGCATAGTCGCGGTACTTCCGGTATGCCTCCGGGGCCATCTCCTGCATCCGGTGGGTGATCTCGTGCTTTGCCACCACGGTGCCGGGGTTCTCGGCGTCGTTGGCAATGTGGATGATGCCGTTGCTGTACCATCCGTTTGCGCCGCCCTTGCCGGTGGCCTCTGCCATCTGGATTTTCACCCCGGCGGCACGGGCCAGGCTGTCGTAGAAGCGCACGGTCTCCTTGGGCAGGCTGGCGGAATGTTCGGACTGCACGAAGCCCGCCTCGTCGCCGTACACCGTGGCGCTCTTGACACCCTCCCGCTCCAGGGCCAGGGAGGCCGCCGCATCGTTCTGCCCGGCGGAGTAGGCCGCGAAGCGCTGTGCCTGGTTGAGCTGCGCGGCATAGCGGCTCTGCACCTTGTCCATGTCGATGCCGGAGATGCCTGCCTCGTAGTAGGAGGCGAAGCCTGCGTAGTAGTCGTCGGCCCGCACGCTGCCGTCATAGCTGGCGGAGAGGGCCTTGGCCCCGTTCTCGCCCAGGCTGGCCGCAGCGTCCCGCACGCGGCGGATGTCATACGCCTGCTGCGCCGCAGGGCGCTGCTGCTCCACCTGCATGGCGGGGCGCACGGCCTCCTGCGTGGCCGTCTGCCGGGCTTCCGTTGCGGCGGGGGCAGTTTCCCTCGCGTTCGTAGAAACGTCGCTCTGCGTCCTTGCAAGGGCCGCCACGGCGTTCTTGACGGCCTTGCGCTGCTGGGACTTGCTCATGTCCTCGCTGATGTTCAGCCCCGCCTCCTGCGTCAGCGTGTTGATGGCGGTGGGGTTGCTCAAAATGTCGATGGCGGTGTTGTTGGTCACACGGCCCTTCTGGGTCACTTCCTCGGCGGCCCGCAGCAGCAGGTCGCCGCTGCCGTCCTCCGCGTCGATGGCCTGCACATTGGCCTGGTACAGCCGCCCGATTTCTGCGTTGGTGAGGGTCTGCCCGGCGTCGAGCTTCTGCTGGAGCTGCACGGCCAGCTTGTAGCTCTGGGTGCTGGGGTCGCTTGCAAGCCCTTCCTGGATGGTGGCCTGCACCACGTCGTCGCCCATCGCCTGGAACTCCGCGCCGGTGCGCCGTGCGCCGTATTCATTCAGCCCCGCGTTGATGGCGATGCCCGCGCCGGACATCACGCCGCCGGAGACAGCGCCGCCCAGGAAGTCCAGGCCCATGTTCTCCGCCTGGTCCCGGACGGCCCGCCAGAACGCCTCCTTCTCGGTCATGCCCTCGGCCTCGTAGGCGTCGATGGAGGTCTGCCACTCGCTCTTGTCCTTGGAAATGAGCACGTCGGCCACCAGGTTGATGATGTCGCTGCCCACTTCCTCGCTGCCCTCGGCCAGGGTGTTTTTGAGAAAGTAGCCCATGGCGCTCTTGGTGAGCGCGGTTTTGTCCAGCAGGGCATCCAGGCTGACCTTCTCGGTGATGATCTCCGCCGCGCCTGCGATGGTGCCCAGGGCGAACGCCTGGTTATCGGACAGGCCCCGGTCCTTTGCGGAGATGGTAGCATCCGCCGCCGCGCCGGTGCCCATGATGGCAAGGGAGAGCGCCTGGTTGCCGCCGGTGATGGCGGTATTCAGCAGGGCGTCGCCCATGCTCATGCCGGTCTGGTAGGCGAAGCTGCCCACACCGCCCCAGTTGTCCTCCGCGATGGTGTTCACCTCGTCGCGGATGGCGCTGTTGATGTAGCTGAACTTGTTGTAGCCTGCGTTCTGGTCGATTTCCCCGTCGGAGAGGTAATCCGCCGCCTGGCCCAGGTAGGAAAGGCCCTTGAGAGGGCTTTCCAGCACGCTGAACGCGGAGGACCCCACCGGGTGCTCCTTGGCGTAGGTGGCCCATTCCTCCTCAGCCTTGGCCCGCTGGCGGTAGTTGAGGTCTCCGGTCAGGTAGTCGATGTAGGCGTAGGCGTTCTTGTGCTCCGCGTCGCCGTTTGCGCTGTCCTGGGCGTACAGGTAGTTGAAGGTGGCGATCTCGTCATCCGTCATCTCCCGCCGCTCGCTGTTGTCCAGGCCCAACAGGGACGCGTTGCTCTGGATGTCGGAGAGCATCTGGCGGCTGCGGGCCTCCTCGTTGCGGTTGATGTAGTCGTAGGCGATGTCGTCAAAGCCGCTGTTGGAGTAGGTCCCGCTCCATGCGTTGAATTTCTCCTGGCCGTTGGCCGTGCTCTTGTACTGGCTTTTCTCTGCAAAATCGGGTTTCTCCGCCAGCGCGGCATATTCCTTGCCCCGCTGGTAGGTGTTGTAGTCGTTCTCGTCCTTGAACTGGGACCAGAAGTCATACTCGCTGTTCAGCCCGCCCCGCAGCTCCTCCAGGTACTTGCTGCCCTGGTCCAGGGTGGAGAGGACGCCGTTCACGGCATCCTCTCCGTATATCTCCCGGTTGTCCTGAAAGTAGGTGCGGTAGGCGTTGGCCCTGTTCTGCATCACGCTGATGCGGGCGTCGTTGTCATCCCGGTACTTCCCAAAGTCTGCGGCACTCTGGAATTTGCCGTCCCGGCTCTGGTAGTCGCTGCCCAACTGGCTGGAGAGGCCGTTCACGCTCTCCAGCCAGGAATTGAAGCCCTGGGCCTTGTCCGCCTCGTATCTGCCGCTGCCGCCGTAGGCATCCTTGCCGTACTGCTGGTCGATGACGGCCCGGCGTTCTGCGGCTTTGTTCCGCAGAAAGTTGCTCGCCCGCGTTACGGTGCCGTCGTCATTCTTGCCCAGAGGGGTCTTATCGCTGCTCTGGATGCTCTCGGCCTGCTGCCGCGCCGCCGTCCGCTTCTTCAAAAAATCGCTTGCGCTTGCCATAGGGCCGCCTCCTTACTTCTTATTGCCGTTCCACTTGTAGGTGTAGGTGTTGGTCGCGCTGTCGTAGGTCTCGATGACCTTTCCGCTGTTGACGTAGTTCTCCACCTCGTCGTAGGTGAAGCGGCCATGGCCGGGAATATAAATCCAGCTATCCCCGTGCCGGTTGCCGATCTGGGCGTCGCCCTCGCTGCGGATGCCCGCCTTGTACATTCCTGCGTACACGTCCTCGCTGGCGCTTGAGCCGCCGCTCTTGCTACCGCCGGAGCTGCCGCCTCTGGAGGACCCACCGCCGGAGCGAACGGATGCCTGTGCCTTGTTGTATGCGCTCTTGAGGCCCGCGATCTCCTGGTCCGTGTACCCCAGGGCCTTGTAGCCGGAGAAGTCGCCGCCCGCCGCGAGGGTCTGGGCCTTTGCCAGCGCCCGGTTGTAGGCGGTCTCGTCCTCGTAGCGCTTGTCCGCGATCTGGTCCCGGCCCACGGAATAGTTCCACTCGTTGTTGTAGCGCTCGTCGCCGATATTGTCCCGATGCACGCCGTAGTCGAAGCTCCGGTCCGTGTTGTACTGGGCCAGAAGGTCGGCGTACTTGGCGTAGTCGCCCTGCTCCAGGGCCTCCAGCATTTCCAGGTTTGCCCTCTGGGTGTTGCCCTCGTCCTGGTACATGGAGTAGGCAAGCTGTTTCAGCTCCGGGATTTTATCGGCCAGCGCCCCCATGTAGTTGTCATAGGTCTGCTGCGCTGCGCTGCCCGCATAGCTGCTTGCAAGGCCGCCTGTGCGGGCGCTGACCTGCCCCAGGGTGTCCTGCATCGCCCGCTCGCCGTTGCGCGTGTAGCTCTCCTTGTACTGCTGATAGGTGGGGTCCTTCTCCGGGTCGTAGCTGAACGCCTCCCGGTTAAGGATTTGGCGGGTCAGGTCGTCGATCTGGCTCTGGTAGCGGCTGGTGTAGGTGGGGGCCGCCTCGTAGGAGAAGCCGCCGCCTCCGTTTCCTCGTCCGCCGCCGCCCATCTCCAGGGGAATGTAGCGGCTGCCGTCGCTGTCGCCGGAATAGCCGTAGTTGCTGCGGATGCGCTCCACATAGTCGTGGGCGTCTGCCCAGGTCGTTTTGCCTGCCGCCGCTGCCGCCCGGACCTCCGCCGCGCTCCGCAGCTCGTCATTGGAAAAATGCTCCTGGTCATATACGCTGCCGCCGTAGCTGCCCCGGTCGCTGCCGCCGCCGCCCACCGTGTCGGCGCTGGGCGCGGCGGCCTTACCGGTCTTGCTTCCGGTCTTGATGGCGCTGGTGGCATAGCCGTTCTCGTTATAGCTGATGTTGTAGCCGCCCTTGGAGACGGTCTTGCCCGCCAGGTCTTTGTTCCTGGACATATCGGGTTTTGCCATGTCGGATTACCTCCTCTTTCAGTTGGTTTTCTGCTCCAGCGCCGTCACGCGGGCTGCCAGCTTGTTGTACTCGCTGCCCAGTGTGCTCACGCTCTGCTGCACCCCGGAGAGGGCGGTTTGCAGGCTGGAGACCTTGCTGTTCAGCCCCTCCACGCTGGTCTGTATGGCGGTCATGCTCTTTTGAAGCTGCCCCAGCATGAAGTCCAGATTTTCTTGCAGGTTTCTGGTGTAGTTGCACAGAGATTTTACGGTCCCGTTCACGTCGTTGCGGTCAAACGAAGGAGGGGAGCCGGGGAGGGTGGTTGCCATGCTCTGTCACCCCCTTAATATTCGCTGCCCAGGGCGAACTCCCGGATGATGCTCTTGACCAGGCATCCGCCCTTGCCGGACAGCCGGATGCGGAAGTTGTCGCACCGCACCGGCAGGATGGGGACTTGCAGGGTCTTGGCCCGCTCGTTGTGGGTGGAGAACACCTGTCGGAAGGGCTTGCCGTCCGTGCTGATCTCCACCTTGAGCCAGGCCCCGGCATCCAGGTCCGCCCGCAGGTACAGCTTGGAATAGCACTTGCGCCCGTGGCTCGTCTCGTCCATCTGGCACAGCGTTGCGCTCCAGTTCACCAGGCCCTCCTCGGAGTAGTCCTGCCCGGTGGTCATCAGCTTGCCCGTGGCCCCGTCCAGGAAGTAGAGCGTCCCGTCCAGATAGGCCCAGTCCAGCGCGTGGGTCGCGTCCTCCCGCAGCCAGATGGCCCGCAGCGTATCAAAGACGTACAGCTCCCAGTCGCCCTTCTCCGTCCGCATGGAGATGTAGTAGCGCTCGCCGTCCGTGCCGCCCACCGCGTCGAAGAAGCGCCGGGTCCCGAAGTTCTCCGTCAGCAGCTCCGGGGTCCCGCCGGAGTAGGCGTACACGCCGTTGCGGCCCTTGTAGAACAGCGTCTCGTTGATGACGGCCAGGGACTTCTCGCTGCCCTTCTGGATGCCGGGCACCGTGTAGGTGTAGATTTCATACTGCGCCGGATAGCTGCCCAGGACCTTGTGCAGGCAATTCTCTTTCCAGAACAGCACCGTGCTGGAGTAGGCGATGCACCCGGTGAACTCGCCCTCCGTGCCCACGGCCACGGCGTAGCTGTCCGTGGACACCCCGTCGTAGACGTAGAAGTTGGTCGGGTCGCCCAGGGCGCTGGCGTAGATGGTCTTGCCCTCCGCGCCCCAGATGCGGTTATCGCACTCGCAGATGCACGTCAGGTCCGGCACCTTCCGCTCCAGCATCACCGTTCCGGCCTCCACGCCGGTCTTGGTGAAGATGTCCTTTGTGAAGGTCAGCTTCCGCGCCTCCAGGGAGCGGATGATATGGCTGCCGTTGTTCGCGGCGCAGGTCGTACAGCCGGAGATTTCGATTGCGTCTCCGGCCTTGAAAAGCTCGTCGAAGCCTGGGTATTTGTGCAGCGCCGCCGTGTGCAGCAGATAGGTGATCTGGTAGGTCCCGTCGCTCTGCTTTGCGCTGCTCTGTACCACCATGTACTCCTTGGAGCTGTCGCAGTCGTATTGAATGTAATCGCCCGCCTTGAGCTTGTCCGGGGTCCCTGCGGTCCCGCCGCTCATAGTCAGCGCTCCCGTGGTCTTGTTCACGCTGGCCCCGGTGTAGGCGGTGATGGATGTGTCGGCGGCCACGCTGCCCTTGGTCTCTGCGTTTTCCGCCGCCTGGTCGATGTAACTCTGCTCCGGCACGGTCAGGGTGTTGGCCGTGAAGGTCACGTCGCCGGGGAAGCCGTGGTATTCCGCCGCCAGCATCCCAAACTTCTCTGCCTCCGTGTCGTAGTAGACCTTATCGGGGAAAATGACGATTTTGGTGTTGATGGTGGCAAACTGCTTTTCGCCCGCAGTCACATGGCCCACCACCTTGCCGTCATAGAGAAAGTCGGTCCCGTCCACCACGCACAGCTTCCCCCGCGCGTACAGCCCCGTGGGGCTGGTGTAGGTCCCGGCGGTCTTGCGCCCGTCCCGCTGACTGAGGCACGGGAAGCGGGCGGAGGAGAGGCCCCAGCTCTCTGCCAGCTCGCCGTCCCCGGCCCCCTGGCCGTAGTTCAGCCCGGCAAAGGCGATGATCTGCTTGCGGTTCTTGCCGGTCGCCGCCGTCATGTATGGCAGGTTCATCTCGCCCCTCCTCCTAAAATAGCCCCGTCAGACCCCCGCCGCCGATGGGCAGGTGCCTGCGGTGATACTGTTTCCGCCATTCGTCCAGCGCTGCGTTGTACGCCAGGGCGGAGTTGTTGTAGTTGTCGGCCTCCCGGTTGTAGAAGTCCACCTTGCTCATAAGGTACAGGTCGTACAGCCCGTCGTAGGGGGCCTCCACCAGCAGGGGCTTGTCCCCGTCCTCCGGGAACGCCTTGGGAAAGTCCGGCAGGTCGGTCCAGCCGCACGCCGGACACAGGTTGCTGTCCATCACCCGGTCATAGGTGATCTCCGTCCCGCCGCAGGTGGGACAGACGGCGACGGGTCCCTTGGCCCCGCGCCCGCTCGTGAGCTTGTGCCGCAGGATGGTCTCCCGGTAGAGCTGTCCGTCCAGCTCCAGCAGCCACGCCGCCTTGGTCTCGTCGTCGATGGCGTCCGGCCTCGCCCGGTTCACCCGTTCGATAACTTCATTGATGCTCGGCATACCGCCGCCTCCTCTCATAGAATTTGCCGGGCGGCGGCACGCCGCCGCCCGGCTTTCTGGGTGCTTCTCTTACACCGCGCGGACCCACAGGCCGTTGTTCTTCACATACAGCCCGCCGTCGTTGCCCGGCACGCTCTCAACCGTGTAGCATCCATCGCTGTCTGTGCTGTCAGATACAACGATAGAAGATTTAAGATTAAAAGCGGGACGCGGCGCGAAGTAGGCGGGGTACACGAGGCTGACGTCCACGGTGCCGCCGGAGCTGACGAGGTACGCGCCGCGGTCATCCGAGTACGGGGAGCGCAGGCCCCAGAAGACGGCGGTCGCCGTCTCGTCCAGATAGGCGATGCGCTTTGCGTTGTCGGAGAAATAGCTGAACGCCTTGCCCTCCGTCTGCCATCCGCTCACGCCCGCCTCCGTGCAGGAGAGGGCAAAGCCCTTGCGGTAGATCGTGTGCAGCGTCGCCACCTGGTTGCCTTCCGCCACCACAATGGGGACGGGGACCAGGCACTCCCTGATTTTCTCGTCCAGCTTCAGCGGCCAGATGCCGTCACAGAAGTTGTCCAGGGTGCAGCCGAAGTAACGGTTTTTGTAGCCGTTGCTGTCGGAGGCGTTCCATGCGATCTCACTGAAAGCATCCTTGCGGATAAGGGTCACGCCCGTGCCGGTGCCGTAGTGGTCATTGTCCAGCTTGATGAACTTGGTGGGCTTGCTGTTTTCCGCCAGCTTCACCAGGCTGCCGTTTGCCAGATTGGAAAGTAACTGTCCCATATCGTTTTGTTCTCCTTTCGTCAGGTCCGGGCCGGGCAGCGGGGATGCCCGCCGCCCGCCTGGCCTCGTCTGCGCGGTCCAGAGCCATCAACAACCTGGACCGCATTTCTCTGCGGAGCTGCTTTGTGTCGCCGTGCTTGGCGTGTGCCTCCCAGGCGGTAAAGCTCTCCATGATTTTCTCCCGCGACACCTCGCCCGCTGCGTACTGCTCCTCCCACAGCCGGATGCGTCGTTTCATCCGCTTGATGGAGGAGTAGCGCAGCTTGCTGACCACCTGGCCCGTCCGGGTCAGATAGGTGTGGAAGCCGCAGAAGTCGATGCCGTTTTGCAAGGGGAAGATGTTGGTCTTGTCGTTAAGCTCCAGGCCCAGCTTGGCAAATTCAAGCCTTGCAAGGCGCAGAGCCTCAACCGCTGTCGCCTTATCCGGGCAGATCACATACCAGTCGTCCATATACATCCCTGCCAGCGGCAGGTGTAGCTTCTCACCCACATAGTGCATGAAGGAGCTGACGTAGAACACCGCGTAGATGTGGCTCGTCTGGTGTCCCAGGGCCAGGCCCTCGTCCACGGCGTCGATGTATCGCCACATCAGCGCCCGGATGTCCGGGTCGGGAAACCGGGGTTCCAGCGCGGCCTTGCGTGCTGCCTCGTCCGCGCCCTTCCGCCGCAGGAAATAGGTCCTCATGTGCCGTTTCAGCATCTCCAGCCCGTAGTGGGTCCCCTTGCCGTACTGGGCCGCGTAGGTGTTCAGCGTGAAGCTCCGGGCCAGCTCGTCGTAGACGATGTAATCCGTGAGCGCGTGCTGCACCACCTTGTCCCGGAACGTCGGGGCCTGGATAAGCCGCTTCTTGGGTTCGTAGATATAGAACGCGTCCAGCGGGTCCGGCTGGTGCGTCCCTTGCAAAAGCGATTTTGAGAGTATCAGCAGCTCCTCGATTGCGCTGTACTCAAAGGGTGCCGTACTCTTTTTGCCCCTCTTGCACCGTCTGGCCCGGTGGTAGGCCGTCCATAGGGTGTCAAAGGAGCATAGTTCCTGATAGGTCATATCACACATCCTTGCTTGGTTTTCGGATGGTGGAGCGCAGGTCCGGCATCGCTGATAGTGGCCAGTATCTCCCTCCGCCGGAGGTGTCCGGGGCTTTCCCCGGTAGCGAGCCTGGCAGCGTCGGTGCCATGTGTTTATCCCCCGTGTTCATGCCCACGGACGACGGGATATAGCCTCCTTTGATGATGGGCCTCTGCTTTCGCCGCAAGGGCTACTTGTACACGGTAATTCCATCAGAGCGGGACGCGGCGCGAAGTTGGCGTTGTACACGTTGTTGTTGTTCACGGTGCCGTCGGTGTTGATGTTGTACGCGTTGTTGTCATTCGAGTTCGGGGAGCGCAGGCCCCAGTTGACGGCGCGAACAGGCTATACCCCAATGAAAGGCAGCTATCGCCGCCGAACATCCTCTCTCGCCTGGGCAGCGCGGCTCCGGTCCTTCTCGTACCAGGCAGCGCACATATAGCGCACCGTCATCACCGCCTTGCTCCAGGTCGCGGCCTTTTGGCCGCTCACGCCGGGGTATTGCTTGCTTTCTGCCATCCGCAGTATCTTCCGCTCCAGCTTCTTGCACGCACAAAGGGCCTCACGCTGCATCGCCAGCCGCTCCGCCGGTCTCTCCCGCAGGTCAATGAGGTTTGCGCCCTCAATGCACGAGCAGATGGCCTCTGCACCGTTCATCAGGGCCGTTCCGGTGGTGTAGCGGTATTTCTTGGGGATGACCTTCTCATTGGCGCAGGCGTCTGCCGTGTAAAGCCACATATCAGCCGCCTTGTTGCCCAGCTTGAAGTCATCGGTCTGTCTGTCAGCCATCGGGGCACCCTCGCTTTCGTGCTGCATCCAGCAGCTCGTCGCAGCCCTCTGCCTCCAGCACCAGGTCCGGTCCCAGCCGGACGGTCACGGTCTCGCCGGTGGGGGAGCGCCCTGTCAGCACCAGACTGTCCTCCCGGCATATCCGGCAGGGCTGCTCCAGCTCCGCCAGGAGGTTGGAGATCAGACAGGAAGCCTCCGCCCAGTCCTTACACGCTGCCCGCCGCATCCATGGCCTCCACGGGAACTTTGTCAACCACGGCCTTGTCCGCGCTGTTGGCCTCCAGGGTCATCTTGAGGGTGGTAAGCTGTTCGTTGAGGCGTGCAAGGGCGCTCTGGGCGCTTTCCTTCTCGCTCTTCTCGTGGGACAGCTTGGCCTCCAGCTCCGCCACCTGGGCCGTCAGGGCGGCCACGTCGCTGTCCTCGCTGGTGCGGGTCAGTTTCAGCCCGTGGGAGACCACGCGGAAGGGGCCGGTGTAGGTCGCCGTGGTGCTGCCGTCCTCGGCCAGCACCTCAATGGGACCGGCGCAGAACGCGGCCAGGGCCTCGTCGCTGATGCCGCCGGGCAGCTCTGCCACCACGGCCTGGCGGGGGACCCCGCCGATGTTCTCCGTCACCACCGTGAAGCCCTTGTCGCTGACGGTGTGATTGCCTGCTTTAATCATGTTCGTGTCCTCCTCTTATCCGATGTTGATGTAAACGTCGCCGTTGGCCCCCAGGCTGGAGGCGGGAGCGCCGTTGCCGAAGTAGATGTTGCGGAAGCCCTTGGTGCTGCCGCTGGTGGGCGACACGCCGGACACGCCGCCGGTGAACGCTCCGCCCGTCTTGGGCATTTTCTGGTCTGCATAGCCAAAAATGTCCTGGGCCTTGCCCTTGGGGTCATAGACCGCCTTGGTCATGTCGCCGGGGTTTACGGCGTCCGCGCCCTTGGGGATGCCGAAGTCAAAGATGGGGGCAGCGTCCGGGCTTCCGGCCCGCCGCTTCACCGTGGCCGCACTTCCGGCGGCCAGCGTGGTGGTCGTCCCCACCTGGATGTTAGGGGTAGAGCCGTCGGCACCGGCGGGTCCCTGTGCGCCGGTCGCGCCGGTCGCGCCCTTGGCCCCGGTCTCACCCTGGGGTCCCTGGATGCCCTGCTCTCCCTTCGGGCCTTGAGCGCCGGTCGCACCCTGCGGGCCTCTTGCGCCCTGCACGCCCTGGGGTCCCTGTGGACCCACAACCTTGCCCAGATCAATGGTAGGCATAGATGGTTCCTCCTTCCGTCAGATGTTTAGGCATAGATGTCCTGCATCGTTGATGTAATAGTCCGGGGCCTCGTTGCCGGTGTAGGTACACAGCAGATGCCCCTCGTCGGTTACGCTGAAATTGACCATGCCAGCCGTCTGCACGGCCACGCCGTCGATGCCGCGCGGTCCTTGCGGTCCCTGCACGCCCTGGGGGCCTTCCGGTCCCGTGGGTCCAACCGGGCCAGCAGCGCCTTGAACGCCCTGGGGTCCCTGGATGCCTTGGATGCCCTGGACGCCGCGCTCGCCGGCCAGACCGCGCTCGCCCTGGATGCCCTGCTTGCCGGTCTTGCCCTGGGGTCCCTCTGCGCCCTGTTCTCCCTGGTCGCCCTTGGAGGCGATAAGCAGCCAGTGGGCACCCTCCACGCCTCCGGCCACATCCAGCTCCGGGGCCACGCCCTTGCACGCTGCCTTGCAGATGTAGGAGCTGCCCAGCCTGCTCACCTTCTGGAGGGGCAGATAGGTCTTTGCGCTGTCATAGGTTTCCCACACCTTCACGGCCTCCTCGGCCTGCTCCAGCGCCTCGATGGCGTTTCCCACCAGGGTGCTCACCTGGGGTACAATGCCGTCGATCTGGGTCTGGAGCTGCTGCGCCTGGGTGGGCGTCGGCTCTTTCGGCGTGGTGTAGGCGTCGTTCGGCTTCACCAGCAGATGGTCCGTCACCGTGATGGCAACGGCGGTGGGGTCGCTCTCCCGGAAGCCCTCAATGGTAAAGCTGCACCAGCCCTCCAGGGCCAGCGGCTCCGCCGGAATGGCCGTGTCGAAGGTCAGCGGGTCCTTCTTTGCCACCAGGTCCTCCACGCTGTTGTACAGCAGCACCGCCACGGGGCTTTCGCCCAGGGCATTGCGCCAGATGATGCGCTTGGAGAACGCCTCCCAGTCATCGCTCATAACGATGTGCAGACCGGTCACATTGGCCTCGCCCTGCACGCCCGCGTTCTTGCTGTCCTTGCGGACAAATTCGCCGGTCACGGTCACATTGATGGTCCTGTCCATAGGGGGTCTACCTCCTTTCTGTATGATAAAAGGCGCGGCGGGGCGGAAGGGTCGGTCCCTCCATACCTCGCCGCGCCGTGTCGCAGCCGCTTTTAGGGTCTCGCGGTGTGCCTGTTCAGTTAGATGTTGCGGGCCTTGGCCTCGGCAGCGTAGGCGCTGCTCTCGCGCTCAATGAGGTTTGCGGTGGCGTTGTCCTGGGCCATGCTCTGCTCCAGGACCTCAGCCACATAGGCGGGCACCTGCACGGTCTCGCCGCGCTTGATCTGGAAGCTGCGGCCATTGACGGCCACAAAAACGTCATCCTTGTACTTGTCGTTGTCCTTGAACAGACGGATGGGCACAAGGTCGTTCGGCTTGGGCGCGGCGGGGGCGGTCTCTTTTGCCGCCTCCAGGGTCTCCTTGGCTTTGGCCTGGGCCTCTGCCACAATGGCAGCAGCTTCCGCCTTGGCCTTGGCGATGATGTCCTCCGCCTCGGCGGCGGGGGTAGCCTGCGTGGTGGCCTGCTGCTCATTGGCAGCAGCTTCTTTCTTGGCAGCCATAGTGTAAATACCTCCTGTTGGTCAGAATGTGGGGCCGCCCGCCGTAAAGCAGGCGGCCCCGGTGATTAGCTGTTGAAGGTGGAGCAGGTCTCGATGCGGACCATGTACGCCTCCACCAGGCGCTCGGCCACCTTGGTGGCTTTCCAGCCTGCGGTGGCGCGCTGGTCCAGGGGGTCGGCAGTACCGGCAGAGCCGAGCTGCTTCACGATGTGCTGGAGACCGCCGCCGGTGATCTCGGTCAC